GAAAAGAAAATCACTCCTGGTAAGTTCGTAGACTCTCAGACTTTCCAAGCTATGAAGCAGATGTTTATTAATTTACAGGCATCTAGTATTATAGTAGATACTACTGGAGAGACTGAAGAAAGCGCAACAGAAAATTCACCTTTCTAGAATATCATTAATAGTGGGAGGCTTAAATGCCTCCCATTTTTATTAGAAAAATACGACCTCAGTAAGAAAAGAGCAGCTATGGTCAAAGCAGCTAAGAGACGTCTATCCGTATATCCTGGACAAGTAAGCTTAGTGCTTAATTTTAAGCACGCGCAAGAATTTCACGCAATATTTACTGACTTGCTAGTCTTAATACCCGATATAGAAAAAAGAAGTATAGCTTCTCGATTTCTATCCAAAGTAGAGTCAGCAATAACAACAGGAAAAAGACTGAACGAGAAGAAGTCACTATTAGACTCATCTACTCAATAAAGGGGAGTCACAGTGACCGATTTTCTAAAACAATTTTCATCTCTTTTTAGAGGGTCTAATTTAGCCCATGGCACGTTTAACAAAACTACTGGCGCTATGGCTACAATTGCGTCCCCTGCAACTGAAGAAGACTATAGAAAGCACTTAGTAGGTGATCTTGGATTAGGAATAATCCCAGTAACTGAACAAGGTAATTGCTACTTTGGCGCCATTGATATAGATATCGACACCATTGATCATGGAGATTTATATGCGCGTGTACTTTCAAGGAAATTACCTCTGTCAGTTTGTAGAAGTAAAAGCGGTGGAGCTCACCTCTACGTCTTTTTTTCCCAACCATATGCAAGTGGTACCGTTCAAACCTTACTCAGAAAATGGTGCGGTCTCCTTGGCTACCCGGCTAAAACAGAAATTTTTCCGAAGCAAACAAAAAGCACTACGACTAACTTGGGGAATTGGATCAACCTTCCATATTTCAACGCAGAAAACACAGTCAGATACGCGTTTGGAAATAACGGTTCTCAAGAACTCGAGCATTTTCTTTCCGGCATCACATACTATACTGGAAGAGAGGAAATAGATACTAGCATAGGAAAGGATCTAATCCAAATAAATCAGATGCCGCCTTGTCTTAAGGAATTAACAGAAGAAGGTTTACCCCCTGGGACAAGAAACGTAGGTCTATTTAGCTATGGTGTTTTCTATAGAAAGTCATCCCCCAATGGATGGCAAGATAAGTTAAGAAACCACAACAAGAATTATGTATCGCCACCGTTAGCTACATCAGAAGTAGAAGCTCTTATTAAGTCTCTCGAGAATCGCCAATACCAATACAAATGCGATGAAGAGCCTTTATGCTCTCACTGTGACCGCAAAACATGTCTTACTCTTCCATTTGGGGTAGGCCATAAACCATGGGAAGATGACTCTAATTTTGACGAGTTTAATCTTACTAATCTAAGAAAAATAAAAACGGATCCTCCTACCTATATTGTAGAAGTTAACTCTAAAGATGTTCATCTTAACTCTGATGAATTCCGATCTTTCGAAAAATTTAGGAAAAGGATATTCGAGTTGCAAGATCTTGTGGTTAGACAGATTAAACAAGCTCAGTGGGAGCAGAAAATTAGAGTGCTGCTATTAAACAAAGAAGATATCGAGGCACCTGATGATGCTTCTATTTTTGGGTCAGTGAGTGGCAAAATTGATGACTATCTTGCTTTAAGCGGAAGAGCTACTAATAAAGAAGATTTGCTGCGTGGGTTACCGATAGTTGAAAAGGAAAAGATACTATTTCAAGTAGATCATCTCCAGAGATATTTACTATCTCAGAAGACTCTAATACCAAATCAGGAGCTTTACAGTGTTCTGCACCGTAGAGGCTGCAATTTCAGCCTTATAAAGATTAAAGGAAAGGTTATTAGAGCTTGGGCAATACCTCTTAATGTCGTTAATCAACAAACTGAAGACTATACCAGAGAATACTTCGAACCTGAAGAGGGAGAAATCTAAAAAAAGGTGATCTATGTTTGCTATTTACCAAAGTAAAAACGGTAATGGAGATTTAATGCTACACATTACTAAAACCAATCACATTGAATACACTAAAAACAGTTTCGTAGCGCACACGGTAGAAGAGGCTATAGAGAAAGTTAATCTATGGATAAGAGGTCGCGCTAATGCTAGTTAGATATTCTTCATGGAATTTAGTGTCTAAAGAGTTTTCAGATGATGAAAAGATTCTTATGAAAGAATCGATAATCTCACAATGTATATGCCCTCGTGGATGGATAATGGATGAAAAGCAATGAGTTAGCTGAGAAATTGCGTAAGGCATTAAAATTGCCAAATCGTAATTCCTAGAGTATCTTTAATGAATCCTGAAGATACCTTAGGTTAATTATGCAATATACGGCATAGTAATCTATTGATTAAATTTTGCACAAATGCCACAAGGAGGCATAAACTTATGAAAATCGTAAAACCTTACGCTAAAATCGTAGGAAGTACTATAGATTCTCTGAGACTCATTGAAGAAGCCTCTCGCATCTCACATCGTTCTGAAGATATGCAGACTGAAGACTCATGGCGCAGATTTATAAAGGCTGTAGTCATAGACCATGGCGATTGGTCAGTAGTTGAACATGCAACTGTAATTGTCGAAATGTACGTAGACCGAGGGATCACCCATGAACTCGTCAGGCATCGCTTGTTTAGCTATACCCAGGAAAGCACTCGCTTTGTTAACTACGAAAAGAAGATGCCGCCTTCTTTCATATATCCTAAAGTAGGTGTAGAGTGCGATTTTTGCTTAGCCGAAGATGAGCCTCAGATGACTTCAATTCCATGGGATGTAAATCCGTGGGTACATGGTACTCATCAAATATGCCACTATGATCAATCGTGGCTTACATCAATTCAAACGTCAGAAGATCAGTACGTCTCACTGTTAAAGGCTGGGTGGAGGCCACAGGAAGCACGTTCTGTGTTCCCCAATGCGCTGGCTTCCAAGATCTGGATGACTGGAAATCTTCGTAATTGGAGACATTTCTTTCTGATGCGTACCACGAAGGAAGCGCACCCACAGATGCGGCAGGTCACCATTCCTTTGTTAGTCGAGTTCAAAAAGCGATTCCCGATACTCTTCGATGATATCGCTCCGGAGTCTCGCCAAGCTGATAACATTTCGAAAGGAAGATAATATGGATGCATTAGAAGTAGGAGATCGCGTAAAAATAAAAGAAGTTCCAAAAGAATACACACATCTAAACGGAATGCTTTTTGCAATTGGAACTATAAAGAGAATTTATTTTTCAAGTTCACTCAATGAATACCATGCTGTCCTTAAAATGGAGGGTATTTTTAATTCAGCAAATATATTAGAACCTACAATACCGACTAGATGCTTAGAGCCGGTCAATAAGGAAGCAGTAAGCCATCCTCTCCACTATGGAGGGGATACTACTTATGAAGTTATTAAAGTAATTGAGGCATGGGAGAAATTATTTCCTCATCTCAATTTTAATTTGCTTACAGCTATAAAGTACATTCCACGCGCCGGGATTAAAGATCCTAAAAAACAAATAGAGGATCTTGAAAAATCAATTTGGTACTTAAATCGTGAGATTGATCGACTAAAATTAAAGGAGAAATCTAATGGACCTAAAGCATCTTAAGATAAAGCAAATAGCTAAACTCGAACCTGGCGCCTCTTATGCTGTTAAATTCAATGGAGAGCCTATGGCAGATACAATAAGCAAACTTCGTGATCTTTTCGAAGGGATTGCTAAAACCTTCGGTACGCGATTTATAATCTTTGGAGACTACTTAGAATTTCCGATAATGGTCCCAAATGATTTAGAAACAATAGTAGAAAAACTTCTTATAAAGCATAAGGTAATTAAAGATGACAAAGACAGTATGGTTTGACCCTCATTCAGATGATTTTTGCGCCAAGAACCTAGACAAAGAATTATGGCGCGAATGCCAACGAAGCAGTATAATGGATGGACTTGCAAAAGATTGCATAGAGATTTTTAACGCAGGGAAAGCAGTACTACTGGATAAGCAATCTCTAGACGATATTGCCTATATTTTGATGTCTAATGCTGGATTACCTTTTCATATACTTCAAACCCAAAATGGGCATTGGATAGCTCTTGCACTATGCATGATGACGCACGGAAGAATGTTTTACAAAGGCCATGAGATTCAATTGGAGATTTCAAACTATATACAAGAATCAATGTGGTGGGACAACGTCGAATACTACCGTGTTCCTGGTAAGCCATGGGAAGGATTAAGAAGAAAGTCGCATGAAACTGAAGATACTAGGTCCACCGGGGACAGGGAAAACAACAGAACTAATGAAACTATTGGAAAAGGAAATAGAGATGGGGACTTCCCCTACCAAAATAGCCTTTTTGACCTTCACTAAAGCCGCAAGATATGAAGCACTTATAAGAACCGGCAAAAGAGAAGAGGAATTTCCTTATCTAAAAACAATTCACAGTATTTGCTATAGACAATTAACAGTAGGCAAAGATCAGATAGTAAGACCTGAAAGCATCAGAGATTTCGGTAAAAGAATAGGAGTAAAAGTAACTGGGGCTACTCATGATCCGTGGATAGAAGAATTTGAGAGAGGTGTAGACGCTCCTACTAGAGAGGACTTTCTTATTCAAGCAAATCATGCAGGTCGACATCGTGGGGTAATGCTCAAAGAAGCCCTTCGTGGACTTCCTATGGAAATTGATTTTAAGTTTGCAACTTGGTTTACAAGAGCTTATCATGATTGGAAATTTGCTAATGGTTTATTAGACTACACGGATCTATTGACTAGATACGTAGAATATGGCAAACCCCTAGATATCGACACCATCTTTATAGATGAGGCACAAGACTTATCTGATCTTCAGTGGAAAGCAGTATTTCGTCTAGGAGAAAATGCTAAAAAGTGGTTTATATGTGGTGATGATGACCAAGCAATATTTCACTGGGCTGGAGCTGATAGCCATATATTTCAAGATCTTAAAGCAGATGAAACCAAGGTGCTTAATCAATCCTATAGAGTATCTAAGGCTGTTCACAAGGCCGCTATGAGAATAGCCAATAGAATCTCTAAGCGAATGGAAAAGGAGTATTCTCCTACGGAGTCTGAGGGGCTAGTAGCGGATGCCGGGTACTTAGGAACTATGAACTTTAAGCACAAAACCTTTGTGCTATTTAGAAATCACTATAGAGGCGGACAATTTGCGCAATTCTTTAGAAGTGAATATATTCCTTTTATAGGAAAAGGAAGTATTGTGCAGAGTGTGGATGTTCGTTCTGCCTTATATGCTTATAGTCAACTAACCAAATTTGGTGAAGTAGAATCCATTCATGCAAAGGCCTTAATAAGATACGCAAATGAAGATTACATCGATGGAATGGCCAGCACTTTAGTAAAGCAAAAAGCTAAAGTAAAGATACAAGAAGTATTCATTCAGGAGCCGCGCTTACATGATTGGTTCAGAATACTATCTCATTTACCTAATATTGACACAATAGGTCCATATATCCATAAAAACGGAATAGCGGCAATGGCTTCTCCTAGAATAGAATTATTGTCTATTCATCAAAGTAAAGGTAGAGAGGCTCATACAGTAGTTATGGATCCTGAAATGTCGAAGGCCACTTGGTTGGGAATGACTAGTAATCCAGATGATGAGCACAGAGTTCAATATGTTGGGATAACTAGAGCTAAGGAAAGAGTGTATTTTTTACTACCAGATGGCAACTATAGTTACAAATACTGAGTAAAAATTTTATAGACCTTCCGTAATATAAACTAGGTTACCACAGATTTTTAAAGTTTTGCACTATTTTGTATACAGCAGACAATAGATTGATATACAATATATTT